TCACCATCGACGGGATAGATGCACCAGTACTCCTTCTCTCTGTCTGAGTAGGCGGCACATGCACGAGCGAGAGCGTTCTTGGAGAGGCGTCCCATCTCCTTCTCGATCAGCGGTGACATGTTGTCGATCTGCAATTCAGCGCCACCGCGCATGCCGCCCTTAATCAGCCAGAAGCCGTCCTTGTTGAGGAACATGATGCCGTAGCCAGGCACCAGTTTGATGGTGTTCGTGGCTGTTGTGCCCAGATCTTTCTTGATCGTTGTGCAGGTAAATCCGTCACCGGAAGCATTTGCGAAAACTGCGTCGATGCTCCGCTCACGGAAGACGAGGAGGACGTCGTAGTAGGGATACAGGGCGGTGATGTGGCCACCGTCACGGACACCGACGTCAAAGTAGTTGAAGGCTGGGAACTGCTCAGGCAGCCCTTGCACAGAGTAGATGATGCGCGTTGGATTTGCTTCACCACCAGCCAACCAGAAGGAGCTGTTCCAGGACGCGCCCCACTTGTAGGAGGTGCTGATGGTGACGCTGTCGCTGACTGATGGTGCTTCAGTGGTCAGTTGGTTGTCAGGTGCGACGTCAACATAGGTCGTGCTGTTGTTCTCGTCGAGCTGCCTGAGGAAGTAGTAGATGTCACCAGCACCGCTGATGCCGTCCTTCTTGTTCTTTGTGCGGTAGATGCGTCGAGCGACGACGCCCTCGTGTCCAGGATCAAGCCCAACGAGCATGACACCGTACTTCTTCTGATTGCCCGCCTCGCCGTCACCTGTTGGTATTGTCCAACCGATCGTGACAGGATTTGACATTGGGCTCTCGCTGCCCGTGTCAGTGACATATGTGACACGGTAGGAGTAGGTATTGATCGAGCCACCTTCAGGATCACCGAGGCCCAGACGGCTCTCAGCTGGGAAGAGCAAGGCGATGCCGTCGAGGTTGTTCTCAGTAGGTGAGCCAACAGGTGGTGACGTTGTGTCAGTGTTGTAATCTGTCTGAACTGTCAGCGGTGTTGGGCTGGGAGGAAGCTGATAGAAGCCGAACTGCTCAACCTTGTTGCGGCCCCACCACTTCAGTGCCTTGTCGTAGCCGTTGATGATCGTTGTGAAGCGTCCGTATGGAACTGCCTGTGTGCCTGGATCGTCTGAGCGGGGGAGGTTGCGATCCTTGTCGAGGATCACCTTGTTGGAGGTCGATGTTCCCTGATTGCCGAACTCGTAGAACAGGTTTCCACCGCGCTCCTGGAGGTAGTACTCCTCGCTGCCCTGGTGGCGCTGGACGACCTGAAGGAAGCGACAGGGCTGATAGAGATCTTGGAGTGTTGCCAGTGTGACAGTGAAGGGGCTGGGATATGGGATCAGTGGCTCCCAACCACGATCATTGCGCCAGCCACCGCTGGGCTCATAGCGGAAGTTCTCAACCAGTTGCGCAGCATTGGGAGCAGGGAAGTACCTCTGATCCATGCCTCCTGCAATCTGTTCAGGTAGAGATGTCGCATCCATTAGTTAAGCCTCCTGAGCGAGCTGGGATCGAACGGCGTGTAGATCCGCCCGCGGACACCGAACTGCTGACGGATGAGGTTGGTGTCAATGCTATCAACATACCGCTTCTCGAGGCGGAGGATCTCATCGTCATACTTCTTCTTGTAGTTCTGCGCCTGGCTCAGGTTGTCGTGCTTGGAGTAGATGTCGTGCAGCACCTTGTAGACGACCAGCTGGTGGAACTCGATGGGAAACTCAGGTGTATCCGTCTGAAGGCCCATGCGATGTGGCTTCCTGTAGTAGCGGCACTCCCACTGCCTGAACTGGCGCTCAGGTGCGTTGTTGATGGGATTGGCACCGCCCTGTCCGCTTGAGAACAGGTAGACGAAGTCAGAGCCGATGGGGCGCGGATAGGGCCTGAAGCGGAGGTGGAGGCCGTCGTAGTCGATGTAGCGCTTGTTGCCTGGATTGACCTGGTCGAGGTTGATGACGGTGTAGGTGGCCGATGTGTCGAGGACACGCACGGGATCTGTCTCAGTGTCGAGGCCAGGGAAGGCAGGTGCGACATATGTGCTGCCCACTGTCACCTCACGCCACACGGGCAGCCCAGCAAGGCGGACACCTGTCGAACGGTTGAAGTTCTGGTTGAAGTAGATCCGCTTGCGCAGGCCCTCGAACTGGTTCATCACCTGATCAGTGTCGTTGGCATAGGTGGGAGCCTGCACTGCGACACCGTCCCAGGTGATGAACTTCAGCTGGATGCCACCGGGCCCACCTTGAGGTGTGCCTGCCTTGACGATCACTGAGTTGCTCAGTGCGCCCACCTTCTTGCCGCCGTCTGTCTCGAAGGCCCAGCAGAACTCGAGGTAGGTATTGTTAGGAATGGCGCCCACGATCTCAGTGGTGGTCGCCTCCAAGTTCTCAGCAGGTGGCACGTTGCTCGTGCCGTAGGGGATGTAGGCTTCTGAGTAGAAGTTGGTGAAATCCTCGCGGAGGTTCAGATCTTCCTCACGGCGGGCTGTGATGCCACGAACGGCACCGTAGGGAGGGATCTTGCCTGCTGCCGGCGTGTCCTTGTGGACGAGGCCCAGGATCTCAATGGCGTCAGCTGGGAGGTCGTAGAAGCGGTGCTTGATCTTCCAGGTGAGGTCGTCCACATTGGTGGTGCCACGGAATGGATCACGAAGCCGGATCTCTGTTCCGCTGATCACCTGGTCGATGAAGTAGTCACGGCCCTGGATCTCAATGATCTGGCCTTCCCACTGGTAGGGATAACTGTCAAGAGCTCGGACGGGGCCGCTGAAGGTGACACGACGCCTGTTGTTGACCACACCTGCGTTCTTGGTGGTGCCATCAGGCTGAAGGGGGACGACGTCAGGCCAGATGTCCATGAAGATCGTCTTCTGTGCCCACTTCCACCGCTTCTCTGTCCAGATGGCGTTGTATGCGTCGTTGATGAGGAGGTCGAGCTGCTCGTTGTACGGAGCCAACTCAGGAGAGTAGTCAGTGATCGACTTGACCTTGTTTCTGATTTCTGTTAGGTTCACAACTATCTCCTCTTCTAATAAGTATCTTCAATATTAGCAAATGCGGGCGGCTCTCAATTAAGAGAGCCGCCCGACTTATCGGATCAGAACTGCTTGTAGATCCAAGCCTCGGCCTTGTTGGCGACCGGAGCAGAGAGCGACACACCGCAAGCGGGGCCGGTGTCAGCAGCTGTGATTGCAACAGCCTGACCTGCACCAGCAGCCTCGACGGTCAGTGCCACACCAGCAGCTGCGACAGCGTTGGCGATGTTTGCCGAAGCAACGTATCCACCGACGCAGACGCGAACGACAGCAGGTGAAGTGGCAGTACCGACGACCGAGGTGAGAGCCACACCGCAGACAAGGGGATTGCCCGTGCCGTTGGCGGTGGCCTGCTTCACAACGACCACCTTGGAGGCGCCTGTCTGAGCAGTGTCGAACTCAAGCCAGTCACCAGCGGTGATTGTGGTTTCAGCAAGAAACTCCTCGACCTGTGAGCGATTGGAAGTAGAAGCACCGACTGGAGTTGTGCCACCAGATGCGGTATTCTGTGTCTTCTCGAGGTATTGAACGAGAGTTGAAGTTGCCATGATTAGAAGCCCTCTCCGTTGAAGAGTAGTGCGCAGGAGGCAAGGTTGTCAGCAATGAGCTGGCCCTTCCAGTAGATCTGCGCCGAACGGGCTGTCGTGCCAGGGATGTACTCGAATGGGCTGACGGTGAGGTCGCCATCGGAGTGCATGACCAGCTTGATGCCGTCGAAGTTGATGAAGTACATGGTGGCCTGAAGGTTGGCACCGACTGTGGCGTTGGTGGGCATGAACACGTCCTGAACGACTGCGGCATTGCCGAAGGCGAGGGACATGAAGCCTGCGTTCAACTGCTTCTCGTCGATGTAGCGCTCCTGAGCGAACAGTGCACGACGGTAGTTGGCGTAGCCAGCCTCGGAGGCGAGGACGAGCTTCGTCTCGCCCATGGGGGCGCGAGCGCTTGTCTCAGCTGCGAGCTGATGCATGCCACGGATACCGTTGGTACCGAAGAGGTTGTTTGCATCGAAGATGCGGTTGAAGAGGCCGTTGCCATCGGGGACGATGGAGCGTGCGAGGCCACCAACGAGGTTTGTCTGACCAGCTGCGGTAGGTGCGCCCTGCTCGAGGAAGCCCGTAGTGGTGGCAACACCGTTGAGAGTGCCGAGAGAGGTGAGCACGGCGCTGTCGCCGGCCACGAGCTGACGGTTGATCTCACGACGGAGAAGGCCCATCACGTTGCGCATACGAGCCTCGACGATCTTCACGATCGCCTTCTCGCCGGCGTTCTCAAGCTCTTCCTTCTTCGTGATGACGATGGGAGCGACGAAATCTGACCACTCGTAGAGAGCGGGCTGCATGACGTCCTGCACCGCGAGGGAGACAGGCTCGTAACCGGTGGCGAGCTGTGTGATGGTGCTGTGATTGCTCACGGCGAGGGGGCGCTGGATCTTGATACCGCCGTCCTCATACTCAATACCGCCCAGCTTCTTGGCGAAGTCGAGGAAGGGAACTCTCTGGAAGAGCTCGTCTACCTCGCCGTCACGGATGCTGAACAGTGTCGAGCTGAGGAGTTCATTAGAAATAGGCA